CCAAGGCTCCTGAAACTCCTGCCCCTGCTACTGAAGCACCAGCCAAAAAAGCCAAGACCCCTAAAGCCAAGGCTGAAGTTAAGGCTGAAGTTAAGGCTGAAGTTAAGGCTGAACCTAAGGCTAAAACCCCAAAGGTTAAGGCTGCTAAGGCTGAACCTGTTGAAGCATCCACTGAAACTGCCAAGCCTGCCAAAAAGGCTAAGACCCCCAAGGCTTAAATAAGTTTCATATTTATTCAATAATAAACAATTTTTTTTAATTAAACATTTTTTTTATTTTTTACATTAATTTTATATTATTATATTATTTTATTATAGTAAGTATTTACAATGTATGATTATTTTATTGTAGGTGGAGGTATTTCTGGATTATATACTACATATCATTTATCTAAAAATTATCCTGATAAAAAAATATGTTTAATTGAGGCTTCAAAATATATTGGTGGAAGGCTTCATTCTATTAACTATGATGGTATTATAGTTGATGGTGGAGGAGCAAGGTTTAATACTAAACAACATAGAGTTGTTTCATTAGTAAATGATTTAAACTTAACTAATAAAGTATATCCTATTACAAATACAATAAATTATAAATCTGTTAATCCAAATTACGATAGTCATCTAGAAACTATTTTTCCATCACTAGATAGTTTTATAGTTTATTTGAAAAAAATAATAAAAAAACATAATATTACTGATGAAGAACTTATAAATACAACATTACTTGATATTGTTGATTATAAATTAAATAAAAAATCAAACTTATCTAAAACATCTAAAAAATCCAAAAACTCAATAACATCTATATCTCAACACTATCCTACAATTAAACAATATTTAATTGATATTTATCCTTATTATTCTGAACTTGGAGTATTAAATGCTCTAGAAGCAATTAATTTATTTACAAATGAATTTTCAGATAAAATGAAATATAGTTGTATTGATGGTGGGATGGAACAACTTGCTGAACTTTTATATAATAAATTAAAAAAACATAAAAATGTTAAATTATACAAAGAATGTCCTCTTGAAAAAATAGTTAAAATTAATAATAATAATAAAACTAATACTAATAATACTAATACTAATAATACTAATAATACTAATACATATTATGAACTTAGTTGTAATAATGGTAAGCAAATATTTACTACATTAAATTTAATATTAGCAATTCCTAAAAATAAATTAATCTATATAGATTATTTAAAACAAAATAAAAAAGTATTACATAATTTAAATTCTATACAAAATGAACCTTTATATCGTATTTATGCTAGATATCCATTAAATAAAGCCATAGATAAAGAAAAAGATAAAGTATGGTTTCATGATTTAAAAAAAACATCTACTAATTTACCAATTAAATATATTATACCTATAAATTATGAAAAAGGCGTTATAATGATTTCTTATACGGATTCTAAATTTGCAAACTATTGGACTAAACAAGTCGTTGATAAAACATTTGAAAAAACATTAACAAAACAATTAACACAATTATTTCCAAATAAAACTATTCCTAAAGCCAAATGGTATAAACACTGTCCTTGGGTTTCAGGTGCTGGTTATTGGAAAAAAGGATATGATAGAAAACTAATATTACAAGAAATGATACAACCTTTAGAAAATGAACCTTTATATATATGTGGTGAAAATTATAGTAGTCATCAAGCGTGGGTTGAAGGTGCTCTAGAGACTTCTGAATTAGTATTAAAGAAATTAGGTATTACTATTACATATAAAAATAAAAATAACATAAAAATAATTAAAAAATCAATTAAAATTAAGAAAACAATTAAAATTAAGAAAACAATAAAAATTAATAAAATAGTAAATAGTAATAAGACTAAAACAAAGATTAATAAAAAAAAACAAACAATGAATAATAATATTAATAATAAGACTAAAAAAACAAAATCAAAATCAAAGACAAAGTCAAAGTCAAAATCAAAGACAAAATCAAAGTCAAAGTCAAAGTCAAAGTCAAAATCAAAGACAAAGTCAAAGTCAAATATAAACTATTATACATTAACCGAAGTTGCTAAACATAATAAAAAAAGAGATGCTTGGATAGTCATTGATAATAAAGTAGCAAATATTACAGATTGGATTTCTAAACATCCTGGTGGTGATATAATAATGAAAGGTGTAGGCAAAGATGCCACAGAATTATTTAATAGTATTGGTCATAGTGATTATGCTAAACAAATGTTAAAAAAATATCAAATTGGAAAATTAAAACAATAATATAGAAATTATTTATAAACTTATAAACTTATAAAATTATAAACTTATAAAATTATAAACTTATAAAATTATAAACTTATAAAATTAAAACTAGTCAATTTTATTACTATTATGTTTAAAATTGATTTTTATATTTTATAATAAATAATATTATAATTTGATTTATAAATTTAAATTTATAATTATTATAAATTTTTCATTTACAAAAATGGGTGTAAAATCAGGTTTTAAAACTTTACCAGAAGAACTAAACCATATATCTAACTTTGGAGGAGAAAGATTTGGTGTTGATGCGTATGGATTAGTATTTAGATTTGGAACAAACTTTTTTAAGTCAAAAAAAGATAATAAAAATAATCAAACAAATCTTATAAACTATATTATATGTGAATTTATAAATTTAATACATAAATTTAAATATAATGGAATTACATTAGTCTTTGTGTTTGATGGTAAGCCTATTACAGAAAAAAAACAGCCATTAAAAAGAAAAAGACAAATTGCTACAGAAGAATTATCTAAATTAGTTAATGAAGAAGATAAAGAGACTAAAAGTGAAGAAAGTAAAAGTGAAGAAAGTGAAAACGAAGAGATTAGTTTAGAAGAAATAAAAAAAAAAGATGCGAAACTTTGTAAATTATCTAAAAAGAGTTTTACAATTACACCTGAACTTATAGATAGTTTAAAATGTTTACTAGATGATTTGGATTGTTTATACTTTCATGAAAAAAATGTTGAAGGAGACCAATTATTAGCCCTATTATGTAAATTAAATATTATTGATATTGTATTTTCACAGGATTTTGATATGTTTGTTTATTCCGATGTTAAGTTTGTTATAAATAATTTAGATTTTCTTGAAAATACAGTATGTTTTTATGATAAATTGAAAATACTTAACACTTACAACATAACAGTCGAACAATTAATAGATGCTGTTTTTATTAAAGGGACGCCTTATAATTGTGGATTTTATAAAGTATCTCTGGAAGATAGTATTAATTACATAAAAGAATTTAAAACATTTTATAATTTTATAGATTGTATTGATATTATAAATCTATCTAAACCTACAAGACAAAAATTAATAGTTCCTAGTTATAATTTTGATTATAATTTAGTTAAAACACTATTTACATTAACCAATAAAGAAGTTAACAATAATAATTTAATAAAAAGTATTGAATTAACTTATGCTGACTTTAATGAAAACCAATATAATTTAAAATCTCAATTAGATAAAAAAAAAATAGTTTCACAATTATACGCTCTTCTAGAGAAACTAAAACTACATTTTAATAGTGATTATAATAGTATTAAAAAATATACTGATAAATTATCACATTATGTAAATTTACATTTTGGTATTATTATTTAATTTCTTAATTTTTTTATTTATTTCTTGTTTTTTATCTAATAGAATATTAATTAATACAAATTAATATAAATTTAAAAAAATACAGAAATAAATTAAAATAAAAGTAAATAAAAAAGTTAAATAGTTAATAAATAAAATGTTTGCATCAATAGCATCAATACTTTTACTCCTTATGGTGTTTATTATTTTTGTATATTCATTATCAACAACATGTGATAATGTAAAAGAACCATGGGTTAATTATCAACAAATACCTTATGGAAATATTTATACTGGAGCAGGAACACTCAATTCTAATATTAAAGGAACAACACCAGTTGGATTTTATGATTATACTAGTTATAGAAGACCTTATAACTATCCAGTATGTCATTTAGTTGATTATCCTATTCCTCATTGTAGAACAAATAGTTTATAGTTTATAGTTTATAGTTTATTCTAGAACACATATATTTTCATCAGGGGATATTTCCCATTGTTGTTTAATATTATTTAAATTACACTGTTCAACTGTTATCCCTTCATTAGAAATAGTTAAACAATTGTCATTAATTAATGATTTAAAAATATTATATGGATACACGTTGTCTGTAGATATAGTTTCAACAGGAACATTCATATTTGCTGCTGCGTCAACATTATTATTTATCCTTTCAGTATTAAAATATTGACTATTACTAGAATATAATTTATTTTGACAGTTTAATAAACAAAATTCATCTTTACATAAACCTCTTACTGTTAAACATTTATCATTTGCTAATATATTATAATTTTGATTATTATTTGTAAATGTGCTTAAATATTGAGAATTGTATTTAGACTTTATTGTTTTAATTTGTTTATTTATTGGAAATGTTTTTTTTTCAGGTTTTAAGTTTTTATTCATAATTTTAAGTTTATCAGATACTGACAAATTAGTTTTTGTTTTTTGTAAAAGATCTAAATTTTTTTTTTGTTCTTTTTGAACATTACGATTATGTATATCTATATCTAATTTATTATAATTATCATTAAACTTAGCCAAATCTTCATTAATTTCATTTGTATTTAAATTTATTGCACTAATATTTTCTACTGATAGATCCACAAAAAAATGTTCTTTAGTATCATTAAAATTATAATCATAACTTAAATATATGATATAAATTATAAAACATATTATTAATAATATTAAAAATAAATAAACATAATTTACAATCATTTTATGTATTATTATATTATAAATTTATTTTTATTTTATGTTATATTAATAAAATAATTTTATTATAAATAATATATATTTATTACTTTAATTAACTATTAATTAATTATATTTTTTATTTATTATAAAAATAAGTAAAAAATTAGTAAACTAAAAATAAGTAAAATAAGTAAATAAAAATAAAATAATTCTATTTAGTCAGTTGTAGGTTCATTCATTTTGACGTTAATATTAACTATTCCTTCAGCCATAGTTTTATCTACTAAATCAGAAAGAGAAGATTTAGAAATAGTTTGATTATCAATTATTAAATGATCGGGATAATTACCTAATTGAGTTTTAATAAGTTCATATCTACCATCAGGTGTAGAAATAACACTATCATAAATATTTATATTTTTAGAAGATTGATTTAATCCTTGTTGATATTCTAAAAAATCATTATATTTTTTAGTTTGTATTTCTGTAGTTGCATCAATTGTAAATAATTTATCATCTGTATTTACATTATAAGGTAAAATAAAATCTGATGATAATGTGTCTTGATTAGTTTTGTAAAGTGCTGAAACACCTATTTTATAATAATATAATTTATTTTTATCATCTCTTATTTGTAAATTTTTAAATTTATATTCACAACTAGGTGTTCCATTTTCTATAGAGCATATATTTGTTTGATAATTTTGTAAATCTATACTAACACTTGATGATAATTCATATTCATTACTTACATAAAATTTATTATTATTCATATTTTTTTTATTGTGGTCATATTGTGCTAATATAATCATAAACCCAGTTGGTGTTTTTTTTTCAAATATATTATTAATATTAAAATTTATTAAAATTTCACTATTTTCTATTTTAATGCGAACATCTGACGGCATAGAATAATATTCTTCATTAACATTAAACTTTTCAATGGTATTTAGTTGACTATTATTTTTATATTTTAATGAAGTTTCGGTATAACATTTATTATAATTAAATAATAAAATTAAAATGAGAATACCTATAGAAATTATGATCCCTTTATTATTTAATATACTTTCACCTTTATTTATAAACATATTATTATAGTATTTCTAAAACTTTATTGATTATTATTTTTTAATGTTTATTATTGTTTATTATTATTATTATAGTATATAATTATTTAATTTATATTAATAAAAAATAAAAAAATAAAAAATAAAAAAATAAAAAAATAAAAAAATAAAAAAATTAATAATAATATAAAATAAAGGATTTTTATTTATTTATTTATTTATTTAAAGCAACAGACTTAATGAAAAAATAATCATTTGCTAGATCTTTTAATCTCATTTTATTTAAATGATGACTTATAGTATCGTGTGTTTTATTTATATTTAAATTGTCTTGAGAAATTTTACTTTCTATTTCTCTATTTAGTGCTTTTATTGTATTATATTCATTTTGATTTTTATTTATAGAATTTGCTAATGTTTTATCTAATATACTTTCATTTACTTTTTTAGTAATTTTCATTAAATCATTCTTATGATTTTTATTTAAATAATTATCTTCTAAATAATTATCTATTTTTATACTATTATTATTTTCATTGAATAAATTATTATATAATGGTAGTGATTTATTATTATCTAGATTAATTGTAAATGCTTCATTAATATTATTATTCATTTTACGATTAGATGTTTCAGTTATTGTATTTGAGTTATTAGGTTTAGAATTAGAGTTATTAGTTTGAGTATTTTCAATAGTGTTTTTATTATTAGAATTATTCATTTTAGTTTTATTTGTAATAATAGTTGTATTGTCAATAGCATCAACAATATAAAATGTAAATAAGTCTAGTTTATTATTGTTAGATTTGGATTTTATTTTTAAATAATTATTGTTTAAAGTTATATATTTATCAACAACTTCACCTTCTATAGGAAGTGATTTTAAAATTATACCATTTGTTAATCCATCATTAATATTAAAACTACATCTTTGTTTATGTTCAGTAGAATTTTTACTTAATTCTTTAAATATAAGGTCATTATTTTTATCTCTACATAAATATTTATTTGTATCTATATGTAAAAAGGATACTGTTCCAGAACCTTCTTTACCTGCTTCAATTCTAAAACTACATTTTAGTTTAAAATTTGTAGTCTCTTTATCAATTATTTGAACACGAGCATCATTATTATATCCAATATATTTATTAGGCATAGAATATGTTTTAATAAAAATAATTCTATTTAAGGTTAATGCTTCATCACCAATACAATTATTTATAGTATTGTGAGAATCTTCTTTAATATAGGTATTATAATTAATAGCATTACTCATTTGTTTATAATCTCCTTTTCTATTACTGTAACAATGAGAACTATTTATTCTTGGATGACATTGTGCTGGTTCTGTATCTAGAACGTTATCTCTACTAAATCCAATACACTTATCTAATTTATTACAAGTATCAATACATTGGTCTAATGTTTTATTTTTCCAAATGATTGATTTATCTTCATTATCTTCATTATTTATATGATTAGAATATAATATATCTAACGTTTTATTATTAGTATTATTAGATTTAATATAAGTTTCTTTTAATTTTAAATAATTATTTTTTTCATTATTAATAGTTTCTTCAAATGGTTCAATAGTTTCTTCAGTTAATTCAATATTGCTATACTTTGTAATTAAATAATAGATTAATACAATTATTAAAATAACTAATACTTTACCAAATATAGGTTTTAAATCAGACAACATTATTTTTATTATTATTTACTAGTATTATTTATTTTTATTAGTATTATGTTATTTAATATTTACTATATATAAATATATAAAATTTAAAAAAATAATTTAATTTTTATAAAATTTTAAATTTAAAATTTAAAAGTTAAAAAATAGAATTTAATTTTTGTATATTATAGTTTATTTATTAAGTATAGAATATTTTTCTTCAATTCTATCTTTTTCAGGTTCATATACCATTAAATTTTGAATTACATTTTTTAACTTACCAATTTTTTGACTAT